ACCTGATAGACCTGCTTGGAAGTCTTTAAGATGTGCCATTAATTCTCTAATAGCATTGTTTATACCACTGGGTGCACAACCCTCATCGATATTAATACTGTCTATGTCAGTATTCGCACTAGCGGTTGAATCGTATTCTGAAATTTTAGTTTTTGCCATAATTTACCTCGTTTATACTTTTTGTGTCCATGTTTCACTACCTGTAGATACAGGAGTCCATTCTTGTCCGTAGATGTATAAGTCTGCACTCATATCTGCTTTACTTGAAATAGTGCCTGTAAATTCAAATATCGCATTAGGGTAGACATATAAGTTTGCCTGAGCACCTGCAAAAGCATACCCTGTCCATTGACCACCACCTAGTGCTTGCACACTTGCTGTAGCATCTATTTCCCCACTAAAGAATATAATCTTAGTCGGATATGCACTTGCACTAGCAGATGTATCTATATCAGCAGTTCTAGTAACAATTAATCCTGCACTAGCACTGGCATCCGCATCACCTGTGATTGTGCCACTAAATGATATGGTTACTGTAGGTGCAGCAACAACAACACCATCATTGGTAATTGTGCCGTCACCATAGTGTAAACACGCAGTAGCGTAAGCACCATCATCTAATGATACAGATAAGTCATCTATGCTACCTAAAGCATCTAATGACTCTAATGTAGTAAAACCACAAACATCAGCAGGCATGATTAAGCGAATGTAACAGTTAGTGAACCACTAGCGATTTTAAACACATCACCTGTTGTAATGTTTTTAGATGTATCTAATGGTGTGTGGAATAACATATTGCCTGAGCTTGTAGCATCCCAGATACCAATGTGAGTTACAGTTCCCCAGTCACCTGTTGCTTGTGGGAATTGAACATCAGTAGAGTTAGTGCCTGAACCGTTAGTAGGTGCACCCATAGTGACTGCTGTTCTAGCGTATGAACCACCTGATACTTCTGCTCCACTTGCATCATCTGTTGGGTCTGCTGTGTGTAATGATACATAAATGTTTGCTGGTGAAGTGTATGCTGCATTTCTTAATACATGGTCATACAGTTCGTTTTCTAAAAAGTTTGACATTTCAGCCATAATTAATTACCTCGTTGAAAGTGTTATTGACATAGGAGATGATGGATATTCTGCATCATCATCACTCGCTCTTAATGATGCAACACCTCTATCGTATAAAGATGCCCAAGTTTGAGTTCGTTCATCATTCATTAGATAGGGTTCTGCTTCTGCTAATGCACCATATAAAAGTAAGTCTGGACAGTTAGCTAGAAATAAGTTTGATGTATTACTGTCTGATAGGTAATCAGGCTTGTAGTAATACACCATCTTTAATGTGTATGCAGTATCAGGTACAGGAGCAAATTGAAACTCACTTCCTAATAATGTATACATAGTAGGAACACCTTTATCTGTCACTCTGGCGTTTCTAAAAAAGTTAGATGTGTTTTGAAACTTTAATACTCTGATTGGATTTGCATCTATATGAATATCTTTCATTGCAAGAAAATCAGAAGGTAATGCCACTGTATTATCATCAGCAGTCATTGTAGCCTTAGATGTTTTAAGCATTTGTCTAATGCGTAAATCTCTAGATACTCTATCTTCTGCAAGACGAATAAATGTAGGGATTTGTGATGTTAAGTCATCACGACCAAGATAGTTTGCTATCTCAGTTTTTAAATCCGAATAGTTAGTAAATGCCATTATACTCTACCTTGTCTTGTTCTAAAGAATCTGTTGTCTGGGTTATTTAACCATGCTTTAAATTTCTTTTGGTCTAATACTGCAAATCCACGCATGATGCCTGCTTTATTTAAATCGTCTATTACTGTCAATGGAATAGATGCAATCTTATTGTCAAAGATGTCATCACCCCAACGACCATTTGTTGCGTTATATTCTTTTTTGTTTTGTTCTACGATGTCTGTTACATCTTGTGTAGTAGCGACAACGATTTCACCATTGTCTGAATCGTGTGCTGTTTGTGTTCTTACTTCATCTTTTTGTATTAGCTTTGCCATAACAATCCTAAAAGGGTAATCCCCTCCGAAGAGGGGAGTTATCCATATTACTCTGCAATATCACCAATAATGCCGTGTGCAGCTTCGTTTTTAACTTCTAGTGTGTATTCAACTAAAAGCTGTGTTTTTTCTGCATCGCCAACTTTAGCTAATTCGTTTGTAGCGAATGGGCGTAAGTAAGCAATAGCTGCGTACTCTGGGTCTAGAACAAATGCAACTTCACCATTGTCTACACCAGCACCACCTGCTGGAACTTCACCAGTAATATCACCTGTCATGAATCTGTTAGGAACAACAGATAATGTACCGAAGTCTGATAAGTAAACATCAGCAGCACCAACGATAGTTGTTGCTTTTTGTGATGGAGCCATGTAACGCTGTTCAGCAATACCAGCAAAACTTGATACTGTTTGTTTAGCTGATGGAGTTACCATAAGAACTGAAGCATCGCCACCTTGCTCATATACAGATTTAACATTAGCTTTTAAAATAGCTTCTGTAAATGTTCTGTCTGTACCAGAAACACGCCTTGTATCACCGTCAGAACCAGCAACGCCAGTTGCACCTAAAGATGCGTTAGTTTCTAGCCATGTTTGTAAACCACCTAAAGTTCTTGCTGTAGATGATGAACCAGCACCAGCAGCGTTGTTTGATAACAAGATTTTTTCCATATCTCGTTTAAGTTCAGCAGAAGCCTTGCTTAATTGATATGCTTTTTCAGATTTACGACCAGCTTTATCAACTGACTCTAATGTGCCAGCGACTTTGATGGTTTTTTGTGAAATCTGTGTGTAGTTACCAACACGAGTTGTTGGAGATAGTGTTGCATCAGAAGCATCAGCACCCTCAACTGCTGCGTTGTCAATGTTTGCTGCAGCAAGAGAGTCTGTTTGCCACTCGTGATAAACACCAGTTGCTTTTGTTTTACCAATAGATGACATGAATGGTGTATCTGTTGGAGAGATGTTATAAATTACATCAGTTAGGTCTTCTCTTTCACCTACTGCCTGATGGGTTTGATATGTTGCCATAATTATTCACTTCCTTGTTAAATAAAGTTTTCAAAAAGAGCCGCAGCATCTCTGGCTTTACCAGTCTGCTTTAGCTTATTCATTTGTTTTTTGCGAAGATCACGATTTCCTTCTTTTACCTTTGTTCCAGACTTTACCATCTTTGGTGCTTGAGACACCTTTTTAGTAACGGCTGGTTTAGATTTCTGAAGTTTGTCGTACATCATCGCTTTGTGTAGCATTAACACATGACGAGAGTCGTATACATTTGCTAACTCTTGGTCACTAAAACCTACACTCTTACCATAATTGCGAATTTCATTTCTGATTTGTTCGCCTTTGGTTGGGTCTGAAAACTCTGGTAGGACTTGTGAAAGTTTTGTTGCTTCCTGTTGAACAAATTTAGCCATTTCCTGCTGCTGTTCCGCTTGTTGCTGTTGGGCAAGGCGTTCCTGTTCAGCTCGTACTTGTGCTAACTGTTCTTTCTTTTCAGTCAGTTCTGCAACTTTTACTGCGTATCCTATTGGGTCGTTTTCCTTCATTGCGGCTAAATCTTCTGAGCTATCTTGATTACCAGTTAAAAACTGTTCAATAGCCTGTAGCCGTTGAGCATATGTATCCCTAACTTGTTTAGCCTCTTGAATTGCTTTTGCCTCAGCTTCAACAGCTTTGCGTTGTTCAGCAACTTCTTGAGTCTTTTTCGTGTAATCTGCACCAAGCTGATAGCCTTGCATTAATTCATCGAGGGTTACTTGTTTCTCTTCACCTGCTGCTTTTACAGTATAGGTTGGAGTTTCTTCTACAAGCTCCTCTTCTTCATACTCGACTTCTTCATCACCTTCATCTTGAGCTTCTATAGTATCTTCTTCTACATCATCTGTAGATTCTTCTACTACTTCTTCTTCTACACTTTCTTCAGTTGCCTCTGCTTCAACAGTTTCTGGTTGCTCTGTAGAGTCCTCACCTGCTGATAAGAAGCCTTCAAATTGTGTAGCAGCATCTCTCACAGTTAGTTCTCCACTACCAGTCTCTGGTGTCATGGTTTCTTCACTCATTGTATTTCCTTAATGTTCCCTTTAGGCAAGGGTTGCCATTATAGAAAAGTCTATAATATCTTCCATGCTTT